ATAATAGAAAATTTGAACAACTTATTGATTTGATTATCAATGAGAATGAAGAACAAGCTAAAGCATTGTTCCATGATATCGTAGTTGAAAAAAGCCGCGAAATCTATGAATCAATGATGGATGAAGAATTACAAGAAAATTATACTGTAACTGTTGAACAAAACTCAGAAGGCGGTGCAGTTGATGAAATGATGGACCAAGTTCAAGGTGACCAGACCGGTCAAGCTATGTCCGAAGAAGATGATGAATTTGCTGACATTGATTCAGATGATGACATGGGTGATGACATGGGCGGTGACGATGAATTCGGCGGTGACGATGACATGGAAATGGGCGGCGAAGAAGATTTAGAAGACCGAGTAGTTGACTTGGAAGACAAGTTAGACGAGTTGATGGCCGAGTTCGAAGAACTAATGGGTCAAGAAGGCGGCGATGACGACATGGGCAGTGATGACGACATGGGCAGTGATGACGACATGGGCGATGAAGAAGGTGAAGAAGAAGAATTAGACGAAAATCTATATGTTGAAAAAACACCTGAAAGCGAACTAGAAGAATCAGTACAGTTGAAAAAAGTTCCTGGCTTATATGGCAGCAACATCGGTGGTGATAACGGTGACAACGTAAGAAGTGTTGCATTGACAAAACCAAAGATTATTCAAACTGGTGCTAAACCAAATGCATTAGGTAGCCAAGAAGCTGGTAAAGGTGGTACACAAGGTGGATTACTAAAGCCAACATCTAAAACTATTCCTGGTACATACAAAAATGCTCCAGGTGGCAAAAACTTCAGCGACAAAGGTGAATCAGTAGCCAAGCCAGCAAATGGCAAAGGTGGAGAGAGTCAGAACAATAAATCTATTGTTGGTGAATCTAGAAAATCTACAAAACAAGTTATCAAGAAAAGATAAGGACTGAGAGCAATGGCTTTGTATCTTAGAGAAAACCTCACATTCGACCGCGCTAGTATGGTGGTTGAAAGTGCGGGTGAAGGCAGTTTGAAGAGCCTTTATATGAAAGGTATCTTCATCCAGGGTGGGGTACGCAACGCTAATGAGCGTGTGTATCCTGTTTCTGAGATTGAATCTGCTGTTAATACACTCAACGAACAAATCAAAGAAGGTCATTCAGTTCTTGGTGAAGTGGATCACCCGGATGATTTGAAAATCAATTTAGACCGTGTATCACATATGATTACTAATATGTGGATGGATGGTCCAAACGGCTTCGGCAAATTAAAAATTCTACCAACTCCAATGGGGCAATTAGTGTCTACCATGTTGGAGAGTGGTGTCAAACTAGGCGTATCTAGCAGAGGAAGCGGCAACGTGGATGATGGTAGTGGCCGTGTTAGTGACTTTGAAATAGTCACTGTGGATATTGTTGCTCAACCGAGCGCACCTAATGCTTATCCTAAAGCAATCTATGAAGGTCTTATGAATATGAGAAATGGTCATAGAATGTTAGATATAGCAAAAGACGCACAGAGCGATAGTAAGGTTCAGAGATATCTAAAAGAGGAAGTAACTCGCCTCATTAGAGACCTCAAAATTAAATAAGGGGAAAAAGATATGCTAGACGCTATCAAACCATTACTTGAATCTGGAATTATCAATGAAGAAACAAGCATCGCCATAAACGAAGCTTGGGAAACTAAATTGAATGAAGCTAAGGAACAAGTACGTGCTGAATTACGTGAAGAATTCGCACAACGTTATGAACACGATAAAGATGTAATGGTCGAAGCCCTTGACAAGATGGTTACCAATGGTCTATCAGAAGAAATTCAAGAATTTCAATATGAAAGACAAGCAATGAATGAAGACCGTGTGAAAGCACAAGTAAAACTACGTGAAAGCGCAGGTAAATTCAATAATTTTATGGTTGAGAAATTAGCCGAAGAAATTAAAGAATTGCGTAATGACCGTAGAATTCAAAATGAAAGTCAACAAAAATTAGAACAATTCATCGTTCATGCTCTTGCCCGCGAAATTAAAGAATTCGCACAAGACAAGCAAGCAGTTGTTGAAGCTAAGGTCAAGTTAGTTGCTGAAGGTCGTAAACAATTAGAAACATTAAAAGCAAAATTCGTAACAGAATCAGCAAAAAGAATGAATTCAGTTGTTAGCGCACATCTTAAAGGTGAAATCGGCCAATTGAAAGAAGATATCAAAATTGCACGTGAGAACGATTTTGGTCGCCGTATATTTGAATCATATGCAAGCGAGTTCAGTTCTACTCATTTAAATGAGAAAGCTGACACACGTAATCTAATGACACAAATCCAAGAAAAGGATCAGAAATTAGCTGAATCCTATCAATCAATGAAGAAAGCAAAAGCATTGGTTGAAAGTAAAGAACGTGAAGTTCGTATTATCAAAGAATCTAATCAACGTGAAAGAATAATGGGCGAGTTATTAGCTACATTAAACGTTGAAAAAGCTTCATTGATGAAGAACTTACTAGAAGGCACTCAAACACCTCGTCTGAAGACCGCCTTCGATAAGTATCTACCCGCAGTGCTTAATAACATTACTGAAAAGAAAGAACCTAAAAAGTCTATGATTTCAGAAACAGTTAGAGCAGTTACAGGTGATAAATCTGCCACAAAACAAGTTGAAGTTGAAGACCGTGATAACGTAATCGACCTTAGACGTTTGGCAGGGCTCTAAACAAAAGACATTATTAGGAGAATATTAACATGTCACAAGTTCTATTAGAAAGCCGTTGGGACGAGACCAAAGAAGCCCTACTTGAAGGTCTTAAAGGTAATCGCCGCTCAACAATGGGTGTGATCTTAGAAAACACTCGCAAGTCACTATTGAAAGAATCTGTTGCTGGTACAACCACAGCAGGCAATATCGCAACACTTAACCGTGTTATTCTTCCAGTTATCCGTCGTGTAATGCCAACAGTTATCGCTAACGAGTTGGTAGGCGTTCAGCCAATGACAGGACCAGTTGGTCAGATTCACACATTGCGTGTTCGTTATGCTTCTAGCTTAACAGACAACAGTGCGGCTGCTACATCTATCCAAGCTGGTGAAGAAGCATTGAGCCCATTCAAAATTGCTCAGGCTTATTCTACAATGACTAAAGATGGTTCACCATCAACTGGTTACACAGGTAACAATACAGCTACTTTAGAAGGTAACGGCGGTAAACAAATCTCTGTTCAAATTCTACGTCAAGCTGTTGAAGCTAAATCACGTAAATTGCAAGCACGTTGGACATTTGAGGCAGCACAAGATGCACAGTCTCAGCATGGTATTGACGTAGAAGCAGAAATCATGGCAGCTTTAGCACAAGAAATTACTGCTGAAATTGACCAAGAGATTCTTTTATCTCTACGTACATTAGCAACAACTGAGTACACATTCAACCAAGCTACAGTAAGTGGTACAGCTACTTACGTTGGTGATGAACACGCTGCTTTAGCTGTTCTTATCAATCGTGTTGCTAACTTGATTGCACAACGTACTCGTCGTGGTGCTGGTAACTGGGCAGTTGTTTCATCTGCTTCTTTAACAGTTCTACAATCTGCTACAACAAGTGCATTTGCACGTACAACAGAAGGTACATTCGAAGCTCCTACAAACACTAAGTTTGTTGGTACATTGAATGGCGCTATGCGTGTATTCGTTGACTCTTATGCTCCTGATACTACACCAGTATTGGTTGGTTATAAAGGTTCTAGCGAGACAGACGCGGCAGCATTCTATTGCCCATACATTCCATTGATGAGCAGTGGTGTTGTTCTAGACCCATCAACATTCGAACCAGTCGTATCATTTATGACACGTTATGGTTACATCGAATTGACAAACACAGCATCTAGCTTCGGTAACGCGGCTGACTATGTTGGTGAAATCGCTGTCAGTAACTTGACATTCCAATAATCTACAACGTAGATTTAAGACAAAAAGGGCGCTTATGCGCCCTTTTTTGCTATATACTATATGAATACAATAATTTACACACTAATAGTCACACAGATTACAATCATGTGTGTGACACTGTTCTTGCACAGAGGACAAGCACACAAATCAATAGAATTTCATCCTATACTAAGTCACTTTATGAGATTTTGGTTATGGTTGACAACAGGCATGATTACAAAACAATGGGTAGCAATACACCGCAAGCATCATCAATATTCAGACAATCTAGGTGATCCGCATAGCCCGCATGTTTTTGGAATTAAAAACATATTATCAAGGGGAGTTTATTATTACTACCTAGCCGCTAAAGACGCACGAATGATATTAACATATGGAAAAGGCACACCTAACGATTGGCTAGAACGTAATGTGTATTCACGCTATAACTTTTTAGGTATACTAACTATGTTGTGGATAAACTTAACACTATTTGGTATCATAGGATTCGTAATCTGGGGAATACAAATGATATGGATTCCATTCTGGGCGGCAGGTGTTATCAATGGTTTGGGTCATTGGTGGGGTTATCGCAACGGAGAGACACGTGATAAAAGCACTAACATATTACCTTTTGGAATATGGATAGGTGGAGAAGAATTACATAACAATCATCATCTTAACCCTGCTTCTGCAAGACTAAGCAGACGATGGTTCGAAGTAGATTTAGGTTATATTTGGTTACGATTTTTCAGTTTATTAAGACTGGCAAAAATTAAAAACTAAGATAAATATTATTATCTCAGTGGGATGGGGAGGCAATCAAGCACACAATTGTGTGCTTTTTTGTTGGGTGCGTGTTTGCTTATAATGATAAATACATGATAAATCTAGGATAATACATGGCAGCAGAACCTTTTAACTCAGCAGGCGGATATACAGTTGGTATTCCCCCTGTATCAATTATCAATGACAGTGGAAATATAACAGCACCTTATGCAAACATTAGCGGCAATATTAATGTTGGTGGAAATATTGTTGCTGTTGGAAATGTAACTGCAAATAATTTTTATGGAAATTTAGTAGGAAATATTCTTGCTGATGTTATAATTGATGCCCCGGATACAACTATTGCTTTTGTTAAAAACGGAATAGCAGCCGGTAATACAAATTTTACATTCAATGAAGTTAGCAATCTAGTAACTATAAACGGAAATTTAGTAGCTAATTCTCTTACAATGGGTGCCGGATCATACGAATTCAGTTCAACAAAAATGTTGTTTGCAAGTACTAACAGTGCAGGTCCTAACCAAGTATTACAAACTGTTAGTGGAACAGTATATTCAGCAGTTGAGTATATGATTATAGCAGACGATACTACCGCTAACGCTAGACAAACAACTAAATTACTTGCAAGCATTTTAGGTACTCAGATTTCTTATTTAGAATTTGGTACCATTGATATTAACGGTGGTGTTGGAGACTTTAGGGTACAATACAACACGGGCAATATAGAATTAACAGTTTCACCATTATCTCCTAACCCAGCCAGTTATAAAATAATGGTTACTACATATAAATAATAAGGCATAAAAAATGTCAGTAACGATTACCGCATTTAACTCAATGGGTGGTTTCTCCGTAGGAGAAATTGCTAATGTTGTTGTATTACCCAACGGTGACATTACTACTAGTAATGTATCGGCGGCTAACGGTGTTTATACTGACTTTCTTTTCTACTCTAACGGCACACCGTATAATTTCTCTGAACCAGCAGGATCTCAGTATGCACTACAACTTAATAGTGGCGCCGTACCCCCTAGATTTGGTGCTAGTGATAATCTTAAGTTCAATCCATTAACTAACACACTTGACATTCAAGGTAAAGTTGAAGCAACCGGGAATATAACAGCCGCATATTTCTTGGGTAACGTTATTGGAAATGTCTCTGGTAATATTGTTGTACCGGGAACCAACACTTCTGTTCTTTACAATAATTTAGGTAATGCAGGTGCGAGTGACGCACTTAAATTTGACCATGATTCAAATGTATTGACATTAACAGGTAGCTTTGAAGTATCCTCAGTTAATGCTTCACAAATCACAAGTGTATTTCTTGGGGGACAATTAACTACCCCAACGCAACCAAGTATTACAAGTGTAGGTGTATTAAATTCATTATCAGTTAGTGGCGCCGCAACTGTATATTCATTAGACATTGACACCTCTGCAAATACTCAGTCAATAAATGTTAGTGGTCGCACCACTACATATAGATTAACAGCAAGCGGAATAAAGTATCCGTCAGTAGATGGATTACCTGGACAAGCAATTGTAACAGATGGCTCTGGTAATTTAGGTTTTATTTCATTAAACACTGCAAATATTAGTAATGGTACAAGTAATGCAAGTGTAGACAATAACGGCAATCTAACTGTTAGTATTAATGGTACCGCTAATATTCTCACTGTTAGTGATACCGGAGCAAACATAGCAGGTATCATTTCAGCCGATCAATATTACTACAGTAACGGTGATCCGTTTGTAACATATAGTAACAGTAACGTTGCTAGTTACTTACCTACATATTTAGGTAATTTAAGTTCTAATAATTTAACAGTTGCAAATAGAGTTAAATCAAATCTAATACCAATCAGAGATGCAACATATCAATTAGGCGATGAAAATTTTGTTTGGAATAAAGTTTATGTCTCTGCAAATGGTATCAATATTGGTACAACCTCTTTAACTACTGTAAGTGGCGTATTAACTACCGGTGAAGCTAACTTCATAGGTAACATCACTAGTAATAATGTAAACACCAAAGATATATTTGCTCAAGGTAATGCAACAATCAATGGCAATTTAACAGTTTCCGGTAGTACGCAATATGTAAATGTAACTAATTTAGCAATCGAAGATCCATTAATACTACTAGGCGGGTCAGCTAACGGAGCTGATGCTGAAGTATATGACGGTAAAGACCGTGGATTAATATTTCAAAATTATAGACTAGACGGATCAACATCATATAATCAATTCTTTGGATGGAAAAGTTCTACTGAACAATTTGAAGCTAGACAAGATGTTACTGGATATCCAAATGAAGTAGTACAATCCAATGAGTATGCTAATATTAAAGCAAATGCTTTTATTGGTAACTTAGAAGGAACAGTACAAACTTCAGAGCAACCGCAAATTACAAGTATTGGTACACTTACTGGATTAACAGTTAGTGGTACAGCAAACCTCAGTCAATTAGTAGCAGGTGGACTAATTTACCCATCAAATGACGGTACTGCTGGGCAAGTATTAACTACAAATGGTTTAGGTGGAATTGCATTTACTACCCCTGTAAGTAATAGACTTGCTAGCGGAAATAGTAATGTTTCGGTATATCCAAATAGCAATGTTACAATCAGCACAACAGGTACTGCTAATGTTGTTGATATTTCAAGTACGGTAACAAGTGTAAAAGGTAATGTAACAGTTACCGGTAACTTAACATCAAATAATATAACATCTAATAACAGTGTTTCGTTAGGGCAAACGAGAATTTCATGGTCTACGGTGACTACAAATAGCACCTTACCAAATCAAATTATAGCATCAGTGAGCGCAACTGGTATACGAGGTGTAATCTTTACTGTAAAAGGTGAAGAGGCCGCGGGTGCTAAATATAGTGTTGAGTCTGTATCAGCAGTACATAATGGTACTGCGGTAGACTATACTATATACGGGA